AGATGATTGATCTCTCAACTCTGGTTGCAGAGCTGGAATATTTGAAACATCTTCATTTAACTTAAATCCATAGTATCTTTCGAAGGCATACCCTATTTTTCTTACTATTGGTAAAACAGTTTCCAAGTAGTAAAGTCGATGGTTTGGTCTAATATTAGCATTATTCCCACCATCGAGAAGTATAGGCGGAACGCCCATTGCTTCTAAAATTATTTTCTCATTTGCCGTTATAGAAGATTGAAAATCGAGCTCCTTAAAGTTAACTTTTGTTAAAGCATCTACTTCTAATCCGCCATCTAGTATAAGAGGTCTTTTGCCTCCATTTTTAGGATTGTACCTAGTTTGCCAAGCTTGCAGCATTCTTTCCTTAATTTTCTCAGAAAGAGTGTTAGGACTTTTTAGTACTAATCCTGGAACGGCTCCGTTTTTAAAGAAATTATCTTGAAATTTTCTCATATTATCCAGCAAGTACATTGTTCTGTATGCTGGTTTTAATCTGGGAACGCCCCTATAGATTGAATTAAATGAGTTTTCCTTAATATGTATAATTTCTCTAGGGGCGTAATCTATGTGACCGTCATACTCAAACTTTTCAATATATGATTCAGTATGACTGTGAATTGTTACGTTGTTCGCGGGTAATTGATATAAATGCGCACCATCATAGTACACAAATATATTACCGTCTATTAATAAATCTACTATTAGATTTCTTTTAAAGTTACTAACATCTTGAAAAGGGTTAGGTTCTTTATTTAGTATTAAATCAACACGACTTCGTCGAACATTATCTTTGATAGGCGTGATTCCTTTAATTTTTTCTCCAACTTGAAATGATATGTCTGAAACATCATCAACAATCATATTTACGGCACGGTTAACTACCTCTAGTTCTTCGTAAGCTGAACGATAATTATCTTTATTCTCACGAGTATCTAAAGTTAGTCCTTCTTCTAGTGCTATAAACGACTGCGCAGGATTTAATTTCTCCTCCGTTTGTCTGCCTAAAAGTCTATCATACCATGCCATGTTTTATCCTCTGTTTGTCTACCCATCGCTTTTGTTTAGGGGCTGTTACCAGTTTTGGTCGTTTTCCATAAATACTATGTAGCCGCATATGATGGGGTTTGCATAGTGTAGCAGCTTCGTGATAAATTTCATCTATATGTTCCGCAATAAAAGTTTCCCGAACATTCATTATTTCGTCGGCTGAATTTATCGTAATTTTATTGGCTTTCAGCCAAGTTTCTAGTAACTCAGTCATTCCATTAAAGTGGTGAAACTCTAACTTTTCTGTTACTCCGCAGATATAGCATTCAGTCTCTTTTTTATAACCTGATTTCGCTTTGTCTCTGACGTACTTGACTAAATCTCTTTTTAAATTCATAATTTCCTATTTAATAAAAATTATACCAAAAATTTACCTTGTTGTCAAGAATAATTTTTTGGTAGGTCTAAATTTTAAAATGTACTGGCGGTTGTCTCAAAAGTGTACAGCGCATATCTAATCGCATCTGCCATGTGACTTGCCATATTGTGTTTAGGACGTTCTTTCATTAGGTTTGGATTGTTGTCCCATTGGTATTGGTCAACTGCTTCTAATGTGTGTCTGCATCTTTGGTCCACCATCAATAAATCATTATCTATAATTCCTGCTACATGCCCTATACCATCTAGTACGGACTTTTTCGCATTTATAGTTGAAATATCATAGTTTTGTGCAAAGTCGTAACGAGTTTGCTGTGCCGCTGAATCAATATAAATCCAATCAATATCATACTTAACAATTCTTTTTCTTATCTCAGCAGCATGTTGTTCAGTAGTCTTTTCAGCATCTAGGTATTCGTCTAGAAGATAAAATTTTTGTTCGTCCCAGTCATACCCTATTACGCATAAAGCTGTTGGATCTTTATATCCTACATCGAGACCCGCAAATACATCCATTTTACTAGTATCTAATTGCTCTAAATCCTGAACGCAAGTTTCAAAGTCAAAGTTCCAAATCTGACCTTCATAAGTATTAAAATCAGCAAGGTATTCTTGAGCAAACTCTGCTGAAGACATCGCTTTCTTAGCTTCTGCTATATCTTCGTCTGATACTCTCGGATTCTCGTGATAGGTGGCTCTAATTGCGCACCAATCCTTAAATTCATCACTAAATCCTCTGTGGTAGAAGTCTGCAAACCAGTTATTTCTACCCCGAGGAGTAGAAATAAATACTGCTTTACTTAGTTCTTTGTCTAGAGTGGGACGTAAGGCTACATTGAAGGCGTCTTTGCCGTCTGCCAATGCAGCCTCATCGAATATAATCAAGTCGTACGATCTACCGACAGTAGAGTCTACTTGATTAACTGAACCCATTCTAATAGTAGAACCGTTAGATAGTTCTATAACTTTGTCTTTTGCATTATCTCTTACAACTTCAAGATCAAAGTGTTTAATTAGTTGTCTTTGTAAGTCGAATGAAATCTGAGATAAGGCATAGTTTGGTGACATAATAAGTATGTGAGAATTTGGCACGAGTGAAACCAACTGTCCGATGACATTAGTTATATAAGTTTTTCCCTGCCGTCTTGAAAGAGCGGCACATACAAATCTATATTTAGGGTTGTTTATAGCATTAATTAATGCTATCTGTGCTGAATTAGGTGTAGTACCCAAAAGGTTCAAATATGAATCTATAGGTAGTTTGATAAAGCGTGTAGCTGTATCAAAATCCATTATACCATCTCGTAGTATATCTTTCCTACTTACGTCTAACATTAGTGTATTGTTCTATTATTTGTTAAATTATTGGGTAATGTTGAATCGGAAACTATACCTTCCTGATTACACAGGCTTAGCATATATAAGTATCCTAAACAAACATCTCTTAAAAGTTTATCGTCATCAGTAAAACCACGACCACTTTCTGCTTTTATGTTCAAGCTCTCTAAAGTACTTGAACACATATGTCCTACATTTCCTAACCAGTTATCTTGTAACATTATAGCACGTTAGGATTGACAGGTGTAAGTTTAACTTCAGCGTGTGCTGAAAATATAACATGATCAGTATTTTTCTTAATGATCAGTCTTTCTCCACCTGAGGTGTATATATTTGATAATGAAGTTCCGTTTTGTGCAGTTTGTACAACTGTTTCTCTAAGAGTAGTTCCTGAATTATGTAGCATTACATAGCTAGAGCCATCAACAGTAGTAGCTGTACCTGTACCGGTTGGTGAGGGTATTGTTGTACCCATCAATTGAATTGTTTCCATTTTTATCTCCTACGCTTTTCGCGTCTTTTCCTACGTTTCTGCTTCCATTTAATTGCTCTAAGTCTTCGCTTAGCAGCTTTCTTAGTTTTAGAAACTCCAGAAGTATTGGTGATTTTCCAACCACCTTTTGTTTTATTAATTGGCATTATTCACACGCCACTTTATGATCTTGCCAAGGCATGTCAGGTGCTTCATTAGTAAAAAAGTAACACTCTTCAAAACTTCCATCAACTGCTTTAATTTTCTTTATAAAGCCGTCAGGAACTGTTGCTCCTGAAGGAAGTACTTGACTCATCTGTGAAAATAGTATATAGTTAGTAACTAATAAATCTCTTTCCAAAGATAAAGCTCTTACATCTGCCTCTAGCATTCTCCACGCTCCTCTATTGAGTCTTTCGTGTTGTAGTGCTGAATTAAGAAAGGAAAAAGTAGCTTTTAAATTGTCCATGCTATCACTAAAGTGTGCAGCTGGAGCCATATGCCCTTTATCCCATATATTGTTAACATAATCTTTATTGTCTGAAGTGTGTACTCCAGCTTCTTTTTTAAAGTTCATGCTTCCTCGGTCAACGTTTTTCGGTCTATTCGTAACCAAGTATGAAACTTCAAGCGGCTGTTCTAACGATGTATCGTATTTAACAGTGTAAATTCCTTTATCTATAGTTAGTTGCTCTGCATTTAGTACATCACAGGAACCTGCCGCTGATAGTAATAGTAATAAAACTAAATATTTCATTACCACTTAACCTTATTAGCCCAATACGCTGCAGATAGTTTACCTTTGCGTATATTCTTAGCATGACGAGCTTTAAAAGATTTTCGTCTTGCTTTTTGAGCTGCCGATTTAGGTTTCTTGCCTGCTCCCTTAACACCTTGTTGTCCAAATCGTATAGTTTTGACCTTCTTACCGACCTTTGCTACAACAACATGGGACTTTTTCCTGTGTTTAGGAGTTCGTTTAGGCTTATTATAAGCAGAGACACCCGCTCTTTTTAAACGAGAGTCCTTTTTTCTACGAACAGTTCTTTTAGCTTTTCTTCTTGCCACGTTTTTTCTTCCTCTTTTTCTTAAACCCAGCCTTCATAAAGCTGTAAGCTGCTTTGGAAATAGTAGATTTTTTCTTACTTCTACTTTTGCCAGATTTCTTTCTAGCATTTATATTCGCGTACAAGCCTTTTCTTGCTTTTTTAACTCGTCTTTTTGCCACGTTTCTTTCCTCTTTTCTTAGGACGTCCTCGTCTCTTACCGTAAGTTCCTGTTCCTTTAGGCATTATACTTGCTCCTTAATTAGAGTGTATACTCCCCAAGCTAGCGCAGGCCATGCAAGCATTTTGATAACTGGTGCACCAATTAAAATTAGTACACTACCACCAATGATAGTTGCTCCGTCCCACGACGTTCTTTCGGCTAATCTAGCCATTACCCAGTCTTTGACTGCTATTATTTTATTCATCATAACTTTTCTCCCCACAAGTTCTTTGGGCATTTAGCCCTTGATGATCGTACTTTAAGTGGCATAAAACATTTACATATTTTACACACTTTTAAAGCTGTTAAGTATTGACAACGACTACAGATTTGTAATCTTTTACTGTGATTCGTCATCTTTTTTAGGTGGTATAGTTACTTTTCTGTAATAAACTACCACCTCTTTTAACTCATTTATGTATCTCTTTAGTTCTTGCATATTATATGCCATTAGTTCGTAATCTGGAACTGACATTGCAAAAAAGACTATTTGACCTTGATCCTTTTCTATTCGTGCTAGAAATTCATCAATGTTTTTATCTGAAACTACATACCAATATGGATCCTTTAGGTCAATTTCCCGAGGCATAACGGGTTGTATTATAGTTCTCTCTATCGCTTTAGTTGTTACTTCTACCTCTTTCTTAGTTGGTACCAGACTGCAGCTGGACACCATCATCGAGATCGTCAATATTGCGACTATCCGTTTCGATTCCATCGAACACCTCCTTTGTAGCTTTATTTGCTCTTGGTTCAATTAGCCCAGGCTTTGCTGCGGCTAGTTTTGTGAGATTATGTCTTTTAAATATGTCTAGGTAACGGTTCATCTCACCTTGTATTTCAGCGTTTTTCGCCATCTGTTCTTGTAGACCCTTACCTTGTAATTCTAAGTCACCCTGAAGTTGGGCGATAGCTGCGTCCTGCTCTGAGTCTCTCAACACATAAGCAGCATTCTCAGCTTTTAAATTTTCGTTTTCGATATACAGGGTATAGCCTAAAAAGCCCATAACAAGTATAACTCCTATAAGTAGTTGATTCATAATTCCCTAATAATTTCTGGTGTAGGGTTATCCAAACACCACTCTAATATTTCTGGATCGTCATATTTCCACATTTCACAATCCTTCATGTCTATTTGCCTCTCACTAGGTGGAACACCTATTTTATAACCTAATACACTTAATGTAATATATAGTATTAAAGCTATCTTCATCTCGTTGTAATCCTATAATTTAAACCATTAGGACTTTGTATTTCTACCATGTCTTTTTCGTGAGTTATGAATTTTAAGTGTTTCTCTTTTTTAACGAGAAACTTTTTTACGACATACTTTCTATCGTCTGCATCGCCCCACTCTTTATTGTAGCTAACTTCAAGATCCCAACGAGGAGACCACCAATTAACTAACCATAACCAGAATGATTTAATCTTCTTCTTTAGAAGCGCCATTAATCTTCTTCAAGCCTTTTTCAGCGTCTTTTTTAGTAGCGTAGCCACACTCACTACCTTTCCATTTAAACTTCCAAACACTTCCTTCTTTCCAGATTTCTCCGTCTTTTGAAGGTGTAGATTTAGTAGTCTCAACTTTCATTTCTTTTGTGCTATATTCGTCTTTATCAAACATTTATTTCTCCATTATGCACCTGAGTGCATCATTACCATTGTGATAACCACAGAAGCGCCACCGCAGATAACTGCACCTGCAATACCAATCATTATGTTTTCCATGCGCGTAAGTTGACTTTCTTGCTCTTCCATGCGTTTAAATATGGTTTTCCATCTTTCTTCGCATTGAGCTTCATGAATAGCCAATCTCCGTTCAAGCTGATTTACGTCATCACTCATTAATTTGCCCTGTAATTGATCTTTGAATTTTGAAATTCATTTATGATAGTATAACAAAATTAAAGATCCTTGTCAAGAACTATTTTCCTAAGGTCATTATTCTTTTGGTACTCAAATAAGTTATTACGATATTTTTTAAACTTTGAATATTTTTGGAGAAAAGTAAAATTCTGGTCATTCCGCTAACTTGGTAGTTGTAAGGTTTTTACAAATAATATTATAAAAATTTTCTTGAGATATACATATGTAGCATAAAAATTATTTATGGAGAATATATTTTTATAGGTTCTGACTTCCCTTTCACTAGGATATCACCAATTTCAGTATATTGATCAGGAAAAGGGCACTGTTCTATAGTACTTCTTGATATTACAACAGGCCATTGTGCATAATCTCCTCTACCAGCTGTAGCCTCTAATCTCGCTGCTAAGTTAACAGCATCTCCAATCACAGAATAATCGAATCGAGTTTCTGATCCCATATTTCCTACAATACAAGTACCAGTATTCACGCCTGTACCAACATTGATAGGTGGTAAGT